GATGATACAGTAGCAAAAGTAAATACAATACTTATTGCTAACATCGATGGTTCAAATGCAGCAGATATAACATTAGAAGTTAGTGTGGATAATGGTTCTAACTATGTTAAAATTGCAAGTACAATTTCTGTTCCAGCAGATGCTACACTGAGTTTTTTAGAAAATCCAATATATCTAGATGAAACAGATCATTTAGCAGTTACAGCAAGTGCTAATAGTGATCTAACTTATTTTATTTCATACGAAGAATTAAACGACGCATAGGAGGTTTTATAGGCTATGGCAAATGGCGGAATTATAGGACCAGTTCAGACAGCGGCAGCTTCGCCTATCGCTGCAAAAACAACTACTTTTGACGCATCAGGAACATTTGTAGCCCAAGCGACATCAAACGCAGATTACTTAGTAGTTGGTGGAGGTGGATCAGCTGGATCAAGAAGAGGAGGTGGTGCAGGTGCTGGTGGTTATCGTGCATCAGGATATGGTCCAAGTCCTCTTCGAGGTTCTGCTACACCTGTAATTAGGGGAGGATCTTATACAATTGTAGTTGGAGCTGGTGGAGCTCAAGCGCCTTATCCAGGCGGTGCAGTTGGAGCCGTTGGAAATGTTTCTACTTTTAATTGTGTAATATCATCCGCTGGGGGTGGTTATGGATCAGTTGCTCCATCTGCAACTGGTGGTAATGGTGCTTCTGGTGGTGGAGGTACTGGTAATAGTCCTGGAGGTCAAGGTAATAATCCTCCAGTTAGTCCCGCTCAAGGAACAGATGGTGGAGCTGGTAGTCCTGAAGCTGGTGGTGGAGGTGGTGGAGCTACTGCAGCTGGAACTAATGCATCAGGAAATACTGGTGGTAATGGAGGTGCAGGTGCACCAAATACAATTTTAGGACCTGATACTACTTATGCTGGTGGTGGAGCTGGTGGTGCAGATTGTGGTGGAACTGCTGGAAGTCCTGGCCCAGGTGGTGGAGGTACTGGAAGTGCTTCTGACCCTACTGCAGGAGGTGATGGTGGTGCAAATCTTGGTGGTGGCGGTGGTGGCGGCTCTGGTGGTGGTATTGGTGGTGCAGGTGGTTCAGGTAAACTTGTAATAAAAGAACCTGCAGCAACAACCGTAATAGCACCAGGTGTTTGGAATATGAGTGAAGTGTTTGATAATGTTAAAAATGGAACATGGACAAACGATAATAGATAAAATAGCTAAATTTACAGCTAACGCTACGTTGACTATAAGCTAAAAATAAATTATAAATAAACTTTTAAGGAGACAATAATATGGCACACTTTGCAGAATTAGAATCAAAAACAGATCCAACAGGATTTACATCTAATACACATTTAGTTGTAAAAAGAGTGGTGGTTGTAGGAAATGATGTTTCTACAGCAGCAGGTCCACTTGGAAATAATAATGAACACGTAGATGGTGAAACATGGTGTGTAAACTTTTTTGGTGGTGGCACATGGAAACAAACTTCTTATAATAATAATTTTAGAAAAATGTATGCAGGAAAAGGCTTTGTATATAATGCATCAAAGAACAAATTTTTAACACCCCAACCTTATGCTTCATGGTCACTAGATGGTAGTGACGATTGGCAAGCACCTGTTACTTATCCAAATGGTGATCAATCAGCTTATCTAATATCTTGGGATGAGGACAATTTAAGATGGGTTGGTGTAAAAATTTCTGACAATTCAAATTACAGATGGGACGCTGATAACACTGAATGGGTGTCCTTGTAGAGTAAGGAGACTCGAATGGCGAGATCAAACGGCGGATTAATTGGAGTTGTAAAATGCACGACTGCAGACACAACTAAAGTCACATCCTTCACATCATCAGGAACTTTTGTAAGACATAACTGCACTGTTACATCTTTAGCAGAAATATTAGTAGTCGCTGGTGGTGGTGGCGGCGGAACAACTTCTGTTGGAGGCAATGCTTATTATGCAAGTGGAGGTGGAGCTGGTGGCTATAGAACTGCAACTTCCGTTTCTATTGCAAGCAGATGTGCGCCCCTTACAGTAGGTGGTGGAGGAGGTGTTACACCTGGTGGAAATCAAGGTAGTGATGGAAGTAATTCAGTTTTTGGTTGTACAACTTCTACAGGTGGTGGTGGAGCTGGAGAAGGTGGTGATGTTGATGCGCCAGATGCAAGTGGAAGACCTGGAGGTTCAGGTGGAGGTTCATCCTTTGCAAACCCAGGACCAGCTGGGGATGTTGGAACTATTGGTTCAGGTAATACACCTCCTACAAGTCCTTCTCAAGGAAATAATGGTGGCCGTGGTGGAGGAACAAGAGGTTCCACTGTTGGAGCTGGTGGTGGTGGCGGTGGAGCTAGTGCAGTTGGAGGAAATTCTCCTACACCAGGACCAGGAACAGCTGGAGGTGCAGGTGGAGCTGGTGCAACAAATGATATTACAGGTTCTTGTGTTGCTTACGCAGGTGGTGGTGGCGGAAATGGACCAAGTACTGCAGGTGCTGCAGGATCAGGTGGTGGAGGAATTGGTGGTACAGGTAGTGGAGGACCAGCAGCAGTTGGATGTGCCAATAAAGGTGGTGGTGGTGGCGGTGGTAGAGCAGGTGGTTCAGGTGTAGTAATTGTTAAAGAAACAATTCCAACATGTGCATCAGGTGTGTGGAATTTAAAATCTCATTTTTCAAAACTTTCAGGTTGTAAATGGATAAGTAGAAAAGTATCAGTCGATTATATGACAATCGCTGGTGGAGCAGGTGGAGCAGGTGGAGGTGGTGGTGCAGGAGGTTATCGTGCAACAGGTTATGGACCAAGTCCACTTAGAGGAACAGCATTAAGTTTAGGTTTAGGGTGTTATTCAATTACAGTCGGAGCTGGTGGAACAGGAGCAGTTTCCACGGATAATGCCAATTGTAATTCTTCTAAAAAAGGAAGTGATTCAATTTTTGCAACTATAACATCCACTGGTGGTGGTGGAGGTTTACAATGGGGATCTACCGATCACTGTAAATCTTTTGTTGATGGTGGTTCTGGTGGTGGAGGAGGACAAAGAGCAGCATCCCCAGTTAATGTAGGTGGAGCAGGAAATACTCCTCCAACAAGTCCAGCTCAAGGAACTGATGGAGGAGTACCATCTGGTGGCTCTGGTGAATGTGGAGCTGCTGGTGGCGGTGGTGGAGCAACTGCAGCTGGTTCAAATGGATCTGCTGGTCAAGCTGGTGCTGGTGGTGTTGGTGCACCAAATGCAATTTTATCTTTAGCATGCACACTTTCATATGCAGGTGGTGGAGGTGGAGGTGGTAGAAATCCAGGGTCTGCTGCTGGAGCAGCTTCTCCATGTGGAACTGGTGGAGCAGGTAGTGCAACTGGAGTAGGAACAGCTGGATCTACTAATACTGGTGGTGCTGGTGGAGGTGGAGCTTGGAATAGTGGTTATTATGCAGGTGGAAATGGTGGTTCAGGAATTGTTATAGCCAGAATGAATACTCCTCAAACATTTTTTTCAACTTCAAGTGCATGCGCACCTGTAACGTCTCCTGATGGAGTAATTCAAATTGCAAAATTTAAAGCAACTGCAACATTAAGTATTTATGAGGAAGGTACATCAACAGCTTTTGATTATTTAGTTGTTGCTGGTGGTGGTGGTGGTGGAGCTAACCGTGGAGGCGGTGGTGGAGCTGGTGGATACAGAACATCTTTTCCAGGAGGAACAAAAGTATATTTAGAACCAGGACCAAATGCTATTACAGTTGGAGCTGCTGGGGCAACTCCTGCAATAGACAAAGGTGGTGACGGCACAGATTCAAAAGTAGGCGCTATATTTGCAAACGGTGGCGGTGGAGGCGGTTCTGCTCAATCCTCACCTTTAGGACCAGGAAAAGCAGGAGGATCTGGAGGTGGGGCTGCAGGTCCAGGTAATGACGGACCAGGAAATAAACCTGCACCTACAAGTCCCGCTCAGGGTACTGATGGTGGAAGTGGAGCAGGAGCACCTGCATATGCAGCTGGTGGCGGAGGAGGAGCTAATGCTGTAGGAGCAGATGGAGGCCCTGCTGGAGGAGCAGGAGGAGCAGGAAAACCAAATACAATAACAGGTTCAGATGTAAGTTATGCTGGAGGTGGTGGTGGATCTACAAATGGTAATCCCGTAGGAGCTGGAGGTGCGGGTGGTGGAGGTGCAGGAGTTGCACCAGGAAATGCTGGAACCGCAGCATGTGCTAATACTGGCGGTGGCGGCGGTGGCGGCGGTGGAAATCCAGGACCTAATGCAGGTGGAGCTGGAGGATCAGGAATAGTAATATTAAGACTAGCAACAGCGTGTAAGCCTGCAAGTTTTGCAGCAGCACCTGCTTGTGTTTCTTGTGTTTCTACTACAGGAAGTTGTACAGTAGTTAAATTTACTGGAACAGGGACATTGACTTTATAATTTTTTAAAGATATATTATTTTTATGGTGGTAAAAGAAAGAATATGAATTTAACAAATTATTATTATTATTTTCAATCAGTAATCCCTGAAAGAATTTGTAATGATATTGTTCGTTACGGAAAACAATTGCAAGATCAAATGGCTGTTACTGGTGGGTATGGAAATAGACCATTAAATCAAAAACAAATTAAAGACATGAAGAAGAAAAGAGATTCTGATATTGTTTGGATGAATGATAGATGGATCTATAACGAAATTCAACCCTATATTCATCAAGCAAATGCAAATGCTGGTTGGAATTTTCAATGGGACCATAGTGAATCTTGTCAATTTACTAAATATAATAAAGGACAATATTATGATTGGCACTGTGATGGTTGGGATCAACCCTATCAAAGACAACAAGGAGATCCTTCTCATGGTAAAATTAGAAAATTATCTGTAACGGTGACTTTATCTGACCCAAAAGATTACAAAGGTGGAGAATTAGAATTTGATTTTAGAAATTTAGACCCAGATAAAAAACGTAACATTAAAAAATGTAAAGAAATATTACCTAAAGGATCATTAGTAGTGTTTCCTGGTTTTGTTTGGCATAGAGTATGTCC